GTTAATGTGATTAGTGACATTCTCCCTCCTTATTTCGGTTCTTCATCATAATATGTCAATCCGCTTCCCCACAATTTCATAATGCTCACCGTGCACGTTTTTCCTTTTTCAAGCCACATCTTCCCCGGCAACAAGAGACATCCCAACGAATATCCGATTAGAGCCATTGCTACTGTTCTTGACTCATCCGCATAGACTGTAAGCGTTACCGCCGATGTTGTTTTTAAGATTGCAAATCCATAATTTTCTATGTACGGATTTGTATCTGTGCTTGCAACGGTAAATCCACTAATTGTATTATTAGTGTTATCGTGCATATTGTCAAATATTGCATGAGTCAGCGACAGAAAATTATTTATTTTTGCTGTTGTTACGGCTCCATCTGCAATTTTTTCCCCATTAACAGCGCCGCTTGCGATTTTTGCAGATGTAACATTTAAATCAATAATTTCAGCAGTCCCGACAGAGTTGTCTGCCATTTTTGCTTGCGTGACAGCGTTTGATCCTATTTTGTCAACCGTCACAGCTCCATCATTTATTTTGACAGTTGTAATCGCAGAATCATTTATTTTGACGGTTGTAACCGCAGAATCATTTATTTTGACGGTTGTAACCGCGCTATCGTAAATCTTTGTCGTTGTAACTGCACTTGATCCGATTTTTGAATTTGTGACAGCTCCGTCTGCTATCTTTGTTTCCGTTACCGATCCGGTTCCAAGCTTCCCTTCTGTTATCGAGGTATCGGAAATTTTATCAGTTGTAATAGTCCCGTCTGCAATTTTGCGTCCGCTTACGGCAGAATCTTTTATTTTTCCTTCTGTGACGGCATCGGTGCTGATTTTAGTTTCCGTTACCGCTCCGGTTCCGATCTTTCCTTCTGTAACCGCACCGGCATAAATTTTTCCTTCGACAATTTCACCATCTTTAATATTAACAGCCAAGACGCTGTCTGCCGTCAGATGTTCATTTATTATAGTTCCCTGTAGTATGCTTGTTGCCGCGTCAAGAATAAGCCTTGATGTTGCAACGGCCAATTGTACGCCCGTTGCCGTTGCCGTTGCATTGCAGTTAAGAATAATACTGCTGTTATCCTCGTCTATTGTTTCAATCATCGCAAGTGCCGGGATGCCGGAGCCTTCAATGTAATCTCCGATTTCAATATAAGCCATTTCGAGGGCTGATATGCCGGATATGACATTCGATCCGTTTGTCGTGCTGCCCGTGACATACACCGCCTGTTGTGAGGTCTTGACGTAAGGACGGGATGAGATTTTAGAGGATGCAAGGTTTTTGTATTGCTTGTAAAGTCTGTCATCTGATATTTTCAGGTAGTAAATATTCCCTGAATAAGCATCATACTGGTAAATGTTCGGGATGAAAAGTAGACTTCCGGAGCTTGTAATTTTATTCAGGTTGAAATCGGCATCGAGCGACATATAAACGCCGTCCTCGTAAATCTGAAACTCCCGTACTTCAGGGATGTCTGATATTATGGTTGAACTATAAGCCCCGTTTGTCGTGCTGATTAAAACAAGTTCATTATTGCCTGATGTGCTTAATGTCCCGTCATCCTGAATCAGCAGATAACTGTCAGAAACGATATTCATCCAGAAGTGTTTCAGTGCATAGGACGTGATTTTTACAGTCGTGCTGTCAGCCGGATTGTATCTGTAAACGCACCCGTCAGAAACCTTGATATAATAGATGTTTCCGGTTGAGTCGATCTGCGGACACCATGCCTCAACCTCGATTATTGCGGTACCGGTATAATCGCAGATATAGCCATCTGCACATCTGACGTAATAGCCTATACAGAAAACATACCCGGCATCATTAACCAACTGACTTCCTTCATCTGTTGAATTTATGGATTTTTCGTAAATCGTCCCTGTTGTGCTGTTCAGATAAATAATCTTGTCACGGCTTGAATCGTAAAACGGCATCAGCGGAATGTATGTTGTTAGTGACGTGACAAAAGTTGTTGCCGCAACTACTGTCAATGCCGAATCAAAGTTATTCGACTTTCCGATCCTTGCATTATTCCCCACCGCAAGAAGCCCCGCGTCAACAGGGATTCCTGTAACAACCGCCCGCGATATGTCTCCGGGGAGGGAAATCATCGGATCGTATGTCGGAGGAGTCCCGCTGTCCCATGTGTACAGTTCTGCAACATAGGGAACGCAAGTGATCTTTGCAGACAGGTCATCAGACGGAGCGATGTCTGTCACAATCAAATCAATAGTTTCAGATTCAAACAGGCCAAACATGAAAAGGTCGTCTGCATAAACCTCATAAGTCCCGATAAGGTACGGAGTCGTGAAAGTTAAATCATCAGTTTCAATATTTTCAGAAGTACAGGGATTGACCACCTGAAACGATCTCGCCGTTCCCGTCTGATCCCTAAAAATAACGCCGTAAGTTTTAGAGGGTTCAAATACGATTCTTTCATCGGTTTCAACGCCTGTCACATACCCGCCGGAAGTGACAACCGCCCGCACTCTGCCGGTATGCAATCCGATTAAGGGAACGTCATGGCTTAACGATATGCGATCCCACCTTGTGCAGACTATATGTTCAATGTCGGCATTGAATGAAAATACTTCCTGACGCAGATACATACAAGCAAGGATATATTTTGCCTGTTTATAAACATTCTCGTAAAAGGTACAGCCAAACAGTGAGTAATCATCAATATTGCTGTCATCTTCAGCATCATAATAAACCTTGATTTCGGTTTCATTATACCCGGAATTTCGGTCAATAAACTTAATCCGGAGTCCTGTCGGCATTTCCTCAAAATTTTTTGCCGCCGAAAATCCCCATGAGTTACGCGGAGTGAAAAACTGCACCGATGTCGTCTGCTCTTTGTCAATGATAACAGAATACTTCCCGTCAACAATAGACCATGAAGCCCGCCCTGTTGTTGCGATGCTTGACAGGAGTTCTTCAAGCACGATCTCATTAGTGATATATGCGTTACATTCAAGCCCCTTTGTTGTGCAGAATGTATACCATGACTCAAAAGAAGCCCAGTCTATCTGCGCGTCTAAAGCCGGTTTTTTATTGATGTAAGCATCACGGCAGACATAAAGGAAAAGCGCCGCAGGATTGCTTGATGCTGAGACTGTTGTCCATTGTGCCGAACCGGAACCGGAACCTGAATAAACCGGCACTTTGCTTTGAGCTATGAAATTGAAAGTTTCGAGTGTGCCATTAGCCGCTTCTTCTGCTTTCACCTTTAACGCTAAGAGTGTCAGCTTTGCCGCATCGGCTGTTATAACCGGAATGGTGGCGACAGCCCCGTCTTTAAATGTTCCTGTCGTACACTGGAGAGTGTCAAAATACATTTCGTCAACTAAAGCAGTATCGGAATCATCCGCATCAAGGCTTGTTCTTCTCACCCTGATGTCGTACTGTCTGTTTGCGTTGTAATCTGTACCGGATGATGTGAGATTATCAAAAGTCTTTTCAACTTTAATCCGGACAGTTTCAGAACACGCCCGGAAAGCGTAACCCCATGCTATGGTTTTTGACCACTCAGTTTCCCCGGTATTCTTGTATTCGATAGCATAATAAACGCCCGCACCGGTTTTCCCGCCGTCAACAAAACGGCATAGGCCCTGTGGGAATGTTATGAATATTTCAATGCTGGATGTGTTTGTCGGCGTGGTTGCACTTACCCCGCCCTCCGTCAATGAATAGTCAGAGTATTCGACAATCTTCCCGACTGATTTTGGTATCTTGCGTGTCGGGTATTCAGCGAGCGCCGCGCCGGACTGAGTAACTGTTAGAACATGATCCTTGAAGTTTTGCTGAGTAAGAGGAGTATCCCCTATCTTGTATGATGTCGTGTCTATTTCAATATTATTGTAACCCGCACAAAAAAGGATGTGAAGGAATTGATCTTCGCCGGCTTCACCTGAGCCGCCGCTTATTGATATATACGGATTGCCCGCTATATCGGGATTGATTAAATGCTTGCCGAGTAATATTCCGACTCTGCCGTTTTGTCGTTTCTGATTAGAGCCGCCACGGAGATCCGGCCGCTGATTTGGAAATTCATTCGGCGAGGTCGCGAATTTATCGGCCAGGTATTTTGCATACATCCTGGCGCCGACCTGAAATGCGTTCCAGCTAATCTGAAACATCGCGCCCATGGGCCCGGCAAGAGCAAATGCTCCCGCGAGATATGCGTAATCCTTCCAGCTGCCGTACTGATTCGCAACATCATTTGCGTAGTCCCATGTATTTGTCGCGGCATCTGTTATCTTATCCCAAACACCAGAAGGGAAAAGTTTCACACATACGCTGTCGCTTTCAGGGATGTTGTCAAAATCGTTAAGCATGACAATCCTGTCGCCGTCAATTATCCGTGCGTAATCCTCCGGGTGATAGGTGAGTGATTTATATATTTCGCGGAAAGACAGGGTTTTATCAACTTCAGATATTTCCTTCTGAGTCAGGTTAAACATATTCGGACAGAATACTATTTGTCTTTTATCCGGCATTATACCACCCGCAAACCCTGTCTTTTAATCTTCTGCTTTCAATCTTTTCTGCCACTGTCATTTCTCCGGGAGCGACATGAAGAAGCCGCCCGTCCCCGATGTAAACACCCACGTGAACAGGAACGCCGATAAACTTAAAAAGACCGATGCTTCCGATTTCCGGTTCATCAACTTTTTTAAATTTATTAAATTCCTCTTCATTTTCCATCCAGTCCGAAAGGCTGATGTTGAATTCATTTTTAAGAACATTTATAACAAGACCAAAACAGTCAACTCCGGTTTTCAAGTCCCGCCCGTGTTCCTTATATGACACTCCGATGTATTTATTCCAATCAGTCATACAGCCCCGGAAAAGTGAGATTGTTGTATTTCACCATTGAGACATTATTTCCAAGCTCCAGCGAGTAAGACAGCTCCCCGCTTATAGTCAATGCGTTATAGCTGATATTCTTTAAATCGAACACCCACCACCCCGCTTCCTTGCTAATGTTGCCGTTTGGCAGAATCATTATCAAGGCTATGCTGACAGTTAAAGGCGTTGTAATCGTTCTTATAGTGGCAAGTAGAGTCCGGTCAATGTTCGACATTGTAAGATTGCCTTTCTGGTTCACCTCTTCCTTGTCTCCAGGAGGTGTGAACTTAAAGGGATAAGCCGTGTAAAGTTGCCCGCTATAAGTTATATCAACCGTGTTGTTCACAAGATAAGCGGTCGATATAGTTGAATGAGCAATCTGCATAACGGAGAGAAAAACCGCCCCGGTCTGACTTGCGAACAGTTCTTTTTTTGCAAGAGACGAAAGCGACCTCACGGCAGAACCTCGATTTCAATAGCGAGTAACCCCAGCCCTGTCCCGCTTTCAGGCGTGAACTGATATGCTTTGCCGCTTGACGGGATGACCATTCTTGCGGTTATCGTTGCACCTGTAAGTGGGTGCGGCATTGTGAACGACAGCGACCCGAAAGCAATAGTATTTTCAAACCACGATTCCCATGTTGCAAACTGAGCGTTTGACATCAGGATATTTCCCTTATGATTCTTTGTGACAGCAGTAAATCTTCGCCTCACCTTTGCGGGGCCTGCGTCCATGTCGGATCTGAGTACGCCCGAACCCGCGCCGTAAGCGTAACCGCTATTTTCAAAGGCTGAAGGACAAGTCGCGGGCCAACTTTCTGACATTACATCCCCCTTTGTGATACGCCGTAGCGCACCTTCATTGCTTTATCATATTGACCGTTTGCTATTCCCGCACTTACGACATTTCCGATTACAACAGTTATGTCAGTACCGCTTCCGCTTGTGTTTCGCTGTACATCGACCTTTTCATTTGTGGCGTTTATTATATTTACATTAACCTCGCCGCCGCCTGTTGACTCGACTCCGAGATTTCCATTTGACATTCTGCGTAAAGGAACAACCGCCTCTGTTCCCGCTTCTCCCATTAGTCCGTTCCCCACAGATCCGCCGCGATTGAACATGAATCGAGTCGGTGAATTGACAATCTCATTTGTGAAACTTCCGCCCCTTGCAAATCCGTAAACATTGCCGAAAGCCGACGTTTCAGTTGCCGCATTTGCCTCTTCTTTTGCTTTAAGACCGTTAATATAGCCGACTCCGATTTGTCCGGCCATGCCTATTGCAATAAAAGACAAACCTACTGGCCAGTTTCCCATAATGCACGCTTGAAGACCGGCCGACATAAACATCATTGGTAAAGCTTGTATTATCTGCCACATCATTTCGGCCATAATCTTTTTCATGGCCTTGCCGGACATTTCGCCTTTTCCGAGAGCTTCACCTATTTTCTCAAAGCTCTGAGCCGCTGCGTTAACCGCTGTATTTGCTAATTGCTTGCCGACTTCTGCCATAGCGACACCGAATCCATCGGCGGCATCAGCGAGTTTTTCCATCTCTTCGCGGTATTTTTTTGTTGCCGCAATCTTAGCGTTCCATGCCGTCATTTCGGCAGCACTTCCGGCCTTAGATGCGTTTTGCAAGACTGAAAGCCTGTCTATCTGTTCATTGTATTTTATAGTCAATTGGTCAGCTTCAGACATCCCTCCGGCGACAACATCTTGCGCATATTTAAGCTCTGAAGCGAAATTATATTTGCCAGTTCCGGAAGTCGCTACCGTGTCAGCAACTTTCTTTCTGAAAGGATTACGGCTTTGATCATGATTGCTTGTTGAATACATTACTGCGGGGGAATTTAATTTTTCAATTTCCGCAGCAAGTTCCCTTTCCTTGTTTAACTGTTCAGTAACAAGTTTAATTTTCTCTCTCAGGTTCTGCATATCCTTGCTATCGAAGGGAATCTTCATGGACTGATACCGCTCAAATTCAGCGGTCAGCCTTTTTTGTTCCTCTGTTAATTTTTGCATCGGTGATTTGTTCGATTCTTCAAATAAACTATTTAACATTCCGGCAGCACCCGTCGCATAATCAAATAATCCTTTTACCGGGAGAGCAAGGTCAAGAATTCCAGTTGTAAATGTATCAAGTCCTGATTCACTATCCTTTAAACCGTCTTTAAAAAGGCTCAATCCGTTTGACAGAAGTTCAACCCATTCTTTCGCCGCAGGTGAGGCCTTGTCTCCAAGTATTACCGCAGTCTGGTCAAGAGTATCATTAAAATTCGACCATTGTCCAGATAATGTTTTTGACTGCGCTTCCATAAGTCCTGCAAACTTGCCGCCCTCTGCTGTCATGTTTTTAAACACCTGTTCAATCTCTTTAAATCCGATCTTCCCCTGCGATGCAAACTCTTTAACCTGCAAAGTAGAAACACCCAAAACCTTTGCGAGTTCA